AATACATCGTGTATTTGATCATTACTTGTCTGTATACCTAAAATATTTCCATATTCATTTTTCATTGTCGATTCATCAGAATATATATCTAATGCGGAAGCAACAATTGAATCCGTATCCATTGATTCGTAGTCTCTGAATAAACCCAATCGTAATTGTTGTACTTGTAAAAGTTCATTATACGGATGATTAGCCATATTAGAATGAATTTTTTGAAATCTATCAACTAATGAGTTTTGTGGACTTGCTTGAATTTTGCTGCTGTCAACTACTTTTAATTTCCTACCACCAATGTTTCTTACAATGGTACTACCTGAAAATAGTCTTTTTAGTCTACCAGTTAATGTTGTATCTGCCATAATTTTACCTCTTATTTTTCAATTAGCCACGCCAATGATTCAGCTTCTTTACCATTGGGCTTCCATTCCCATTGGTTGTCTTTTTCTGGATGAGTATTTTGTGGTAACATCTGAGATGCCATACCACTCAATGTTTTTTTCTGTAAGTCTATACCCTCTTGTTTCAATCTGAGAGCAGTATCTCTTACCCATAAACATATAGCGAAACTCATCACTAAATCATCATTGTAACCACTCATAGCTTCGGCTTTATTGTTGTTATATATAAATACAAACAACTCATCAATTAATCGATTTGAACGGACAATTACTGTCTTTTCTCTGAAATATTCTTCTAATTTCGCGATTACTAATGGTCTAGTCTTCATTGTCATAGAAAATCCAGGTACCATATTTCTATCTTGAGTCCTATACCTATTGACGACTTGTTTCTCAATGTCTACATATTGTAAATCTTTACTTGTATAAAAAAGGTTTTCATATCCTCTATCTATTACTTGTTGAATTGCTGCCCAACCTATGTTATTGTTTTCAACTACCAATAAAGCATTGTTGTATTCTGTGGCAACATTTACTAATAGATTACCAAAATCTTTTGTTGGTATTCTTCCTTTATATTCAGCAACTTGTTCCATAGTTTCCACATCCATTATATGAAATGCAGAATAATCTGTACTATCTCCTCTACTGACATCAGCAGATACTACATAATCTTTTGTATAGTTTGGTGGTTGCCACACCCAAAAATTACTATCTATTCCTCTTTTTTCTAATGGGTCTTGTGTATGTGTTTGTCTGTACTCTTCTAGAATAACACCATCTATTACAGTTTGACCTGAAGTGATGAAGTCACAATCACATTCTTGTGCCGCTAATGAAGGACCTAAAAGACTATCTTGTTCCTTTCTCCACTCATCATTTCTTTCGGGATGTAAATTCCAATGTAATCTTATAAAATTCCAATCGTTTGTGCCATCTTCTGCACCAACCCAAGTTTTATGAAACCAATTACCAACACCATTTGGTGTAGAAAGTGCAATACATTTTCCACCAGTAGATAATGTCTGTGAAGCAGCAGCCCATATTGGTTCAATTTTATCAATGAAAGCAGCCTCATCCAATATCAATAACGATAGGGCTTCTGACCTACCAGCTTCCTCGCCACTCGCAACTGCTTTTATCTGTGAACCATTCTTGTATCGTAGTGATAATTTATTATCTTCAACACAATTTTGTTTTAACCAAGAGGGTAAATTGGCGTGCATTACTCTTACCTTAGTTACTAAATTTTTAGCAGTATCTTGTTTAGTGGCAATAACCAAAATGTTTTTATCACTATGAAATGTCATCATCCAAAGTGAATACCCAGCAGATAATGTTGATAATCCCAACTGACGAGCTTTCAAAATAATATTGAATCTATGGTCTTCAAAAGTACTCAATGCTTTTTCTTGATATTCATATAAATGAAAGGGTACTTTTCCTTTCATTGGATGCTGAACAACACAATACTTTTTTAAAAAGTATATTGGGTCTTTAGCAGACTTTACATATTCTTTTTTTATTACTTCTTTTAGTACTTGTGGTTTCACTATAATTTCCCTAGTATAAATCCTATTCCAAGCCAAATGTATTCATTTTCATACCATTTTTTTTCAATCAACTTTACCATTTTTTCATTAGCAACATCACGAGCTTTTAGTAACTCAATTTGTTTATCCTTTGCCACTAGTGTTAGAGAATCAATATTAGCTTGTTCTTCTAATTCAACAACAAGTGAGTCTGACCTACTGATAGTAATTTTCTGAAATTCTATCAATGTATTAGCCTTTGCTATTTTCTCTTCCCATTGTTTATCACGAGCCTTCAACATATCTAATGCTTCATCATAGGTAAATGATGTTGGTGTTTCACCACCCTTTTGTATTTCTTGTCCATCTACTATAGACAAAACAAAAAATGATATCAAAAAGTATTTTATTATTTTCATACCTAGCCTCATTTACTTTTAGCAAACTTCCTAAGAAATTCTTCAGCTGATTCGACTTCATCATTATCGTAAGCCTCTTGCATCTTTTGAGTTTTCTTTTTAGAATTAGTAAGTTTTCTTTTCATATTACCAATTTCTCTTTTAGATGATTTTTTAGCTGTTTCTAATTCCTTAATTTGTTTTTCAACTTTCTTTTCTTCTTTCTTGTTTTCGTCAATAACTTTTTTAAGTTTTTTTACTTCCACGCTTTTTGATTTATTTACAGCAAATAAAGCACCAACAGCACCAAGAAATCCTAATATTATTTTCCAAAGTTTCATTCTTCGTTCTCCAACTCTTCTAATCGTTCTTTAAATTTTTCTATTGCTTCTTCAGTTTCAGCAACCATCTTTTCTGTGCCGCCTTCCCATTTTTCTTTTTCTAATTCAGGAAAATTGACACCAACATTATTCAACCATTCAGGTGCTTTCATATTTTTAAATTCTTCCATTTGTTGTAAAGCATCTTTTAGATACGCTATTCTATTCTTTTTAATTTTATCATTTGCCCAATCATCAAACTCACCTTTTATTTTTAGTTTATTTTCAAATTCAATTTGACAATCAAAACAATGTCCATACAAACTCCACATTTTATTATCCAATCTTTTTTTCATTACCTTATCACATTTCGGACAAAACATTGGCATCCTAACATCTTTCATTATTTCAGTCATCTTAGGTATAACATCACCTTGTGGTTTTTGTTTACCCTCATAACCTACCTGAACATAATTTTTTACATGCTCTTTACCAGATAAAGCATCTTTTAGTGCTTTATTTTGTCTTTCTGTTTCTTTACTATATCCTGCCATAACCTACTCCTATACGAATTTCAACATACCTAAGATTTGATTTGCTGGAGCAAATGCTCCAGTATACTTATATAACTTTCCTTTGAATACAAAAGTTATACCCTCTGTTGGAACAACTGCTTTTAATCCACCAATAGCATTCAATCTATCTAATTGAGTTTTCAATGTACTCAGTACTTTTGGGTCTTTTGATTTTTTTACTTGGTTTATAGCTTTAGTCAAATCCTTACGAATTTGTTGAGCTGCTTTAGTTGGATTAGCTGCTATAAAGTCTTTCATATTCTTTAGTATTTCAGCACCCAACTCAAAGAAAAGAACTTCCCAATCTCTGATATGTTTCTTTTGTAACTTAGCGTGATCCATTTTATCAGTTGATAGAACCCAATCTAAAAACTTTGGATACTCTTTCAAATCCTTTCTTATCTGTGGTATCTTATAAGACTTATCAAAGAATGCCCATCTCTTTGTTAGTTTCATAAGAACATCATTTGATGGATTTGGATTGTCTGTTTGTTTAGCACCATTGTAAATATATTCCATCCAATATGCTTGATGATAATCACCTAATGTAGCACTATCTGTAAGTTTGTAAATACTCTGTAATTTCTGTAACTTACCTAAGAAGTAACTTTGTCTTTGTGCAAAGTTCTTTACTACTGGCAATTGTGTAATAAATGGTTTTGTGATACTATAGGTTTTTTGTACATTTTGATTTATCTGTTTTATCATACCAGCTAACATTCTAGCACTACCTCTGTCCTCTCCAATTGGAGAACCAGCAGAATCATACTCAATAGTTCCGTGAAATTGTAATAGTGATTTATCATAAGGTATGACATTTGAAGTTGCTGGGTACATCACTTCTAGTGACATAAACTTTTTACCCTCAGCAAATATTTTGTCTTTTTGTTTTTTACTTAGCCCCTTTAGTGCTTTTTGTAAATCTGTCATAGCAGATACAAATGCTTTTTCTATGTCTCCTCTACCAGAAAACATATTTCTTATACCACTTATATCTAAACTATTAGCACCAAAATTCTTTATATGTCCTTTGTTTCTAGCTGCAACTAATTTTCCATTCTTCCAGCTAATCATTATATTCTGTCCATCAGTTTTTTCTGTAACAGGACCTTCTTTATCAAGATTACCTTGAAGTGTATTAATAATTAGTGTTTTAAAATCTGAAAATGTTAAATTTTTATTATCAAATGGGTGGTTTAGGTGTCCGTATGCACCACCCTCAACTAATAATTTTACTTCATTTACTATGCTAATTCTCTCTTTCATTGACATTTTTTTATCATAAGCATCAGTTTTCATATCAGATATTGTGGCAATAAAAGGAGATCTTCGTAAGGCTTTGAATGCGAGATTCTCAACTGAAAACTCCCCACCTTTTGCTAAACCAGAACTTCTCATTCTTTTCAATCTATCTTTTATCTTATCTACCATTTTGATTACTTCATCGTATTTACCTTTTTTCATCATATCTTTTAGTACAGAAACAGAACCCAAATAACCTTCAGCCTTTGAAGTAATATCATCTAAATCAATTTTCAATTCTTTTTTCTTTGGTTTTACTATCCACTCATCTTTTAGTATAGAATATAATCCAGAAGCAATATGTACATCTCCTAAATTTTCAACATACATTTCAACTGGAAATCCAAAAATTGAAATGTCGTGTTCATTATTCCAAATTGTTTTTTTAGCTAAAAAGTAATTTTTTACAAACTCTTCATCATCGTCTATTTGACTAAAATCAAGTCGCAGGTGTAAATCCACATCTGAAAACTTAGACCAATTATAATTTGAAATACTTCCAGTTAAAGTAATATCTTTTAAATCTACATCTGAATCTAAATCTAAACCATCAAAAAAGTTTTTTGCTATAACTAATAATTTTTTTCTAATTTCAGGTTTTATCTTACCATCTTTCCATATTTTTTTGTTCAGAGAATCTCTCAGAATAAAACTATTTATGACATCTGGCTTTATGTCTTCTTTGACATTTTTCTTTTTTGGTTTTGGGTTTAAGGGACCCTCTAAATATTTTTTCGATATCATATTCACTTTACCTTTTTGTTCTTTTACAACTATCTCTGATAAATCGTCTGGTTCTTGTAAAGTAACTGTTACTACCACCTTTCCATTTGGTAATCTTGTTCGTTCTACTTTTTTAACCTTAGCCTTTGATTTGGAACTACGAGTTATTTCTCCTTCACCCCAATAACCATCTTCTCTACTTTCATCTGGCTCTCCATCAATGAATGCACCTCTAACTTCTCCATTTGAATTTGGTTCTATTCTAAATACAATTGATGTTTGTTCTGGATTATCATCATCAACACCTGCAAAACTTCTTGCAGTTTTTCTTT